TAGTTAATATTTAAATTATATATCAACTATTTCCAAACCAATAAATCAATTTCTTTAACTATACTATTTATGTTTTTTTAGATGTCAATTTTAATTTTAAGTAAAATATTGAAACTTATTTTCTTACAGACGACATTTTCATTCTAATTTAATAAATCTTCCTATATTTCAAGTTATTTTTTGTATTTAATATTTTTATATGTATTAGTTATTTTTATGTAATCAATACATACACTTTTATTTTATATTTTCCTTGTTGAGAATGTAATTTAAGAGTAAAAATCTAAGAAATATCTTTAGATAAATATTTGTTTTATGAGGAAAATACAGAGCTATTTCGTCTGTAAATCCGTCTGCAATTTTTTTGAAATGTGGAAATGAAAGGACTACACACAAAATCCTACTGACAAACAAGCCACTTTCCATAAAATACCCCCTACTTCATTTTTATTTATTTTAATATGTAAAATACTCTATTTACTTTATTTAATTAATAAAAGTATTACTTTTATCTTATTTTAAAAATCTGTGTTTTTGTCAGTAAAAAAGGACATAAAAATTAGTATTTTATGCCATTTTTCTAAAACCTAGTATTTTCAACACTTACAACACCTACACTTTCTATTTTGTCAGTAAAATGTCAGTCATTATAATTCTTAGACTACAAACCTGTTGTAATCACTGCATTTCAATTTTTAGTTATTGATATCTATATAAAATATTATTTGCTATAGAATAAATTTTTTTATTATGGATTATAAAGTCTTATATACATCATTTTAGCATTAATCTGACATCGTCGAATATCAACCCACAACCTTATTGCCATATTTTTCTTGACAAATTTGTCATTATTGTATATAATTTAATTAAGATAAGAATTAATCTTATCTATACAATTCAATATTAGGGGGTGACGTTATGAGAATAACAAAAGGCAAAATAAAAGAGCTAATCGAGTTGTGCCACCAACTTGAAAAGCTCTTTGTACAAGTATTTAAATCACTTGAACATATTTTGATTTCTTTATGTTCTTGTATCGGTTGGTTATTAATACTTATATACATAATTAAACATTAATAACCAATGCAATATACCTATAAAAATATATCTCTATAGGTATATTGTAACACACCTAATATTGAAAGTAAACGAGGTGATGACATGAGTCAACATATTAAAAACACTTTAAAAATAATAAAGATACTAGGTTTATTATTCTTCTTATATTTTGCACTTAGAGCAATATATATTGTTTATCTTTAATATCTTTATTGAGTTGCTTAATGTATAAGTAACTCTTTTTTGTTATAATATTAATGAGGTGATAGCATGAAATTAGAAAAATTAATTGATATAAGAAAAGAAAAAAAATATTCTCAAGAGGATATTGCTAGAATGTTAGACATATCTTTAAGAAATTATCACAGAAAAGAAAAAGGAGAGAATCAATTTACAGTAAGTGAACTAGAAAAAATATGTAGCTATTTAGATATAGAATCAAAAGAACTACTTGACATATAGTAATATAATCTACTCAAGGTAGTACTTAACATTAAATAAAATAATTTAATAATATAAAATAGACTAGCTATAATCTAGTCTATTTTATTATAATAACATATTGTACAAGCCATTTAAATCCATTCTAAGCACATTTCAATGCATTCACCTTATGTTTATACCTTTAATCTTTAAAATTAAATATAAAAATAAGCTAGACATATATACTCTAGCTTACAGTAATTTTTTTAATGTGTTGACTTGTTCTTGTACTATTGTTTTACTCTTAGTGTCTAACTCTCTATAATTATTTAATAGTTGTTTTTCTTCTTCTTCTAGTTGTATATTTTCTCTATTGTCTGTAAGACATAATATATAATCTATACTTACATTATATATATTAGATAATTTTATAAGCGTCTCATTGTCAATTTTTCTTCTGTTTGTTTCATAGTTTTGTATTGTTACATAATGTACGCCTAATAGTTCTCCCACTTGTTGAGTTGAATATCCTTTTTCTTTTCTTAGCTCTCTCAATCTATTCATTAAATCACCTCTTAATTCTAAATATAACATATTATAAATTTAATTACAATTGTATTCAAAACGGTATGTTTTATATATGACATTATTTAAAACATTTTGTTTTGTTTTTTATATTTTATATTGACAATCAAAACATTTTGTTTTATAATTAAATCATAGCAAGGGAGAACAAGAAAACACAAAGCCACCTCTCAAATGAAGTAACAGGCAAAGAACCTTCTTAAAACTCTAGCTAATATCTTAAAGGGTTCTATTAAAAAATATTAAACTACTATTAAAAAATTACTACCTTTAAGTTGACCTTTTAAATGGTGTGAATGGTGAAAGGCACACAACACAAATATTACACATAGTTTTTTCTTCATTTTTTAACTACAAAAATGAATTAGTCATACCAGTTGGTGAGGTGTTCCCAACATTAAGTAATTAAATAAATAAAATTAATAAAGGTTTCCAATTAAAGCCTACAAAAAATTGAGGTATCAACTTAGTTGCTTCTATAATGGCACTCAATACAATTTAATATGACATAGCAGTTGTGAGGTACTGCGTTATAAAAAGTACTAAAGATTGAGCATTAAAATTATAGTTTGTACTGCTTGACACCTACATGGTTATAAACTATCTAATATTTACTAGTATAATTTAAACTATTTATTAGATTATTTTAGTAAGTGTTAGAATACAACACTTAAATTATGATATAATAATAAAATAGGAGTGTGAACGGCATGGATGAAAAAATATTAGAATTATTACAAAAAATGGATACTAGTATTAATGATATACAAGGAGAAATAAAATGGATTAATACTAGACTAGATAGTATGGATGGTCGTTTTGATGGGATTGAAAACCAACTTAGTGATTTAAAAGAAGGACAAGAAGAAATTAAAAAGAAACTAGACTTAACTTATAATCAAGTTGCTAGAAATATGGAAGGCATAACAGAAGTTGGAGAAAAAATAGACACTTTAAAAAATGACATGAACTTTGTAGAAATGGCTACATCTAAAAATTGGAATGAAATAGCAAAGTTAAAATCAATTAAATAGGAGTAGATAAAATGGATGAGAAAACATTAGAATTGCTACGAGAAATACAGGAAAGTATTAAAATTTTAAATGACAAGCTTGACGAATTTGATTATACACAAGATAAAATAAAATCTAATGTTGAGGGACTTTTAGAATGTTTTAGTCGTATTGATTTTAGAATTGAAGACCTAGAAAATGGTCAAACCTCATTGTATACTAAGCTTGATATAGTGCAAAATGAAACAGCAAAATCAATTAAATAGCAGTACATAAAAAGACACTTGAATTATTGAGTGTCTTTTCTACAAGCTCTTAGTATGGTATTATTAAACAATAATATCATTGGAGGTATAACGAATGTATGAGCAGAGAAAAGCAAAAGTAATATTCAATAAAGGAGCTGGTAATTCTAGGGGAGAATCATATACGAATAGGGTTACAATTCCAACTACATGGATAAAACATATGGACATAACTAAACTAGACAGGGAAGTTTTGTTGACTTTTGATGGTAATAAAATAGTAATAGAAAAAATAGATGAGTAGATAAAAAATCTACTCAAAAAAATACTTGACAACTCGTGACGAGTCGATTATAATTAAATCATAAAATAAAATTTTTTACAAAATGACTAGTAACGAGTCAGTAAAAAGGGAGGATATAAAAATGCTAAATATATACATAACTAATTTAGGGAAATATAACGAAAGTGAACTAATAGGGGAATGGGCTGAACTTCCAGTAAACGAGGAAGAATTACAAGAAATATTAGATAGAATAGGGATAAATGAAGAATATGAGGAGTATTTCATAACAGATTTTGAAACAGATATAGAAGGGTTAGAAATAAGTGAACATAGCAATATAGAGCAACTGAATGAATTAGCAATGAAACTTGAGAGGTTAGAAGAATATGAGATTGAAGAGTTAAAAGCTTTACTTGAACGTGGATACATTGATTTTTACGACATGATTGAAAGTGATATTTGTAGCTTGTCAGATAATTATACTTTTATACAACTTGACGACAGGTCACAATTGGATGATGAAAATTTAGGACGTAGTTACATAGAAGAAATATATTGTGGTGATTTATCTTATATAGAAAATATTGCTTACTACTTTGACATAGAAGCATTTTCAAGAGATTTACGTTTTGATAAAGACATGATTATTGAAAATTTATACGAAGAAGATATAGAATATTATGAAAATATGACAGATATTGAATTTGCAGAGAATTATATTGAACGATTAGGAGATATTGAAGAGTTAAGTCAAGAAACACTTGAAAGATACTTTAATTATGAGCTATATGGAACTGACTTACGTTATGAGAATATTTGTATAGCATCAAATTATTTAGCTATAGTTTCTTAAATAAAAAGTTTTAGGGCGTTCTTTAAAAACGCCACTTCCAATAAAAAATTGAAAGGGGAATAAAATTATGAAAAAATTAATAATCAAGATAAAATCATTGTTTAAAAAGGATTTAGATAGTAGCTATTGGAGTACTACAGAAAGTATTATTTTAAAATGTGGAAACAGCAATCAATTAAAATTATTGAAACAATCTAATAAATTATAAAGGGGGATTATTAAAAATGAAAATAAATAGCAAAATATCAAATGTAGTATGGGACATAAAAACAAAAGAGTTAAATAAGCAGGATATACTTTTTATAGAAAATTTCAACCCAACAATATATCATAATGATGTTGATTGTTACCTGTGGTCACTTGATGAAAAACTACCAAGTGGTGTATGGTTGGAAAATATAAAATTTAATAATGAAATAACAGAAGCTAAAGCTATTGTTTTATAAAATTCAATTCTTAAGATAGATGTAAAATATTAGGAGGGTTAAAAATGATAAATTATTCTAAATATATGACTGCAACAGATTTAATAAATATATGTGACATTTTAGAAGGTGAAACAATAGGAGAAGCAGGAACTTATAATTCCTTAAGTACTAGACTAGGAAACTTAATCGGATTAGATTGGGCTTTAAAAGGAGAAGAATTGAGACAGCAATTAATACAAAATATTAATAATATGATGTATTTAGATAATGAAAATAAAATTCAATATAAAGAATTTTAAATAAAAAATAATTAATTTATAGGAGGAAAATAAAATGAATAAAATAATCGTATTTTATGATATAGAAGGGAATCCAGTTTTCCAAATACTTGTAAGAAATGTAAAAAAATATACTAGACAAAATAGAATATTTAAATTGGTTGATAGTTTTATTAAAAAAAATATAAATAATATTAATTTAAATGATGGGAAAATATATGATAGCTCTAGTTGGATAATTTTTACTATATCAAAAACAGGACATTATAAATTAAAACTTAATCTTGATATAGACTATGATATATTAATTAAAAAGTTAGATATCAAAAAAAGTAAAAGAGAAAGTAATTCTAAAACAGAGAGAGAATTATTTTATATAGGAACAGGATGGTGTAAAAGAAAAGAAATATACAATTTACTAACTAGACAAAATCAAATTGGATACGAAGATTATGATACTTTAACAATAGATGGCGATGTTTATATAAGAACATATAATGAAAAATGTAGAACAATATTACTTCATAGTAATTATCAAAAAATATTAAAAGAGATATAAATAAAATTCAACTTTTAATATAAATGGAGGGTTTAAAATGAATAAGTATTTAATTGGTTGCATAGGTAATTGCTTAAGAAGTATGAAAGCAATAAAAACTAGATTTTTTTTAATAGATAATAATAACATTGAGGATGTCACACTAAAGTTGTGTAAAGGAGTAGAGCATATAGCACCATTTAGATATAAATATGGATTAGCAAATTATAGTTTTGGTTGTGGTTTATCTCATTATTTAGATACATATAATTTAAACACTGTAAATGGATTAGATTTGAATAATACACATTTAATAATGCTTACTTTAAATGATTTAAAAAATATAGTAGGGTGTAAAACTGTCTTTGATATAGATGTAGAAGAAAAACTATTAAACTATATAAAGAGTTATTACAGATGAAAATACAAGTACTTAAAATATTAATTTTAATATAATTGGAGGGGATTGAAATGTTAATAAATAAGGCTAAAGGTATTAAAACATCACTTGAAACAAGCAGCTTAAGAGAACTAAAAGGATACATAAAAGATTTAAGAAAAGCACTATCAGGATATAAATATAAGAATAAAATAGATGAAATTACAGAATATCAAATAGATAAATTGTGTTACAAAATTGATAATACAGATATATTTGACTTGAAATATAAAGAAATAGAAAAGTATATAGATAACTTGATTTTGATAATTAATTTTATCTTTATGGAAATGTAATTAAAAGAATGATTTTAATATAATTGGAGGTTTAAGCATGAATGAGTATATTTTGATAAGTTATACAAAAGGTAAAGGAGCTTGTGACCACTGTGGAAGAACTATAAAAAATATAGCTACAATAAAAAATAATGTTACAGGAGAAGTTTTTCATGTTGGATTAACATGTGTAGAAAAAATAATGAAATTGAATGTTACATTTTACAAAGCATTGTCGAGAGAGATAAAAAAACATTACAAATGTATGGAGTACTACAGTAAGGGTTTAGATATAGAGACAAATCTTAATAAAATAGTGAAGAATAATACTAAATACAAAGAAGGTTCTTATGCTTATAAATCTAATGAACAAATGTTAGAAGATGCAATTGCGGAAGTGGCTTGGTCTTTGGCTCGTATGATAGATAGTTGTATGAGAATGAATAAACTTAGTAAGTCTGGATTGATAGATATAGATATATTAAACAGTTTGTTTATCAAGTATAAGGAATATATGAGTAAATTTGATGAAAATTACAATAAAAACAAATATAAATATAAAAGTTGTTATACTATGAAACCTTTAAAAGTAATATTAGATGAAAATGAAGATTTAAAAGAACTATATAAAAGTATGCAATAAATGTATGTAGGCGATGAATTAATGACAATGAATTTTATATAGATGAGGATTATATTTTATATAAAAGAGTGTCATATCTTTAATATAGGACATGAAGTAATAAAAGAGTTTAAAATTATATTTTTAATATGATATATGAGTTATCAAATCGCTATTGTTATAGCTATATTATTATAATTCAAATGATAATGATAGTGATTTGATAAAAGGATTTTAAAGATTATAAAAATCAAAAGGTATAAATACATTAAGATGATTTTCAAACAGCTTATAGAGGCTTGTACGGGGTCATAATCATAAACTAGGAGGGTGTAAAAATGAAATTTAAAAATATAGTTATGGGAATAGTATTGGGTTTAATTATTGTTGGAGTTGCAGGAGCAACAAAAGTTAAGGCTGCCGAATTAGATAATTTTTATGTAGAAACTACTGACAGAGTTGTAGAAATATTAGAAGATGAAAGTGTAGTTTTATATGATACTAAAGAGCAAGTTTATAATTTCTATCCTAAATCTTTAGGTGATTGGAACTATAGTTTTGATAATAAAAAAGATTTAGATAGAGCAGTTGCAACTTACAAAGAGCTGTCAAACAATATAAGTCACTCAAAGGATGTGTATGTGATTAATAAGTTGAATAACAATGGAAACATTAAAGTATTTTTAAGTGATGGAAGTTCAATTGTATATATAAAAAATGATAATAAATATTATTTTTATCCAGCTTGTATGGGTGATTGGTATTTAACATTAGATAGTAAAATTGATTTAAGTAATTGTGTTGGCACTTACTTTGATGTTGAGGTTGCAATATGATACGATATATGAAAGATATAAATAATATAAGTTTAGAAGATGCTGATATGTTAGCAAAAGAGGGATTTTGTTTTATTATAAAAGATGGTAAATTAAGAGGTTTTAAAATTGAAAAAATAAAAATAGGGGGATATGAAAATGAAAAAAATAACTAAGAAAGAAATCAAAAAATATGTAAGAGAAGCTATAAGTAATAATTTTAATTGGGAAATAGATAGATGCGGATTTTATATAAAAAATGATTCAATAAAGTTTTTTATTTCATATAAAGGACAGGGTGCAGACGAAAATATATACAACAATACTTACGAAGAAATAATTTACATTGATGATATTATAGAAGACTATAAAAGAAAAGAATATAATTTAAAAGATGTAGATTCAATAGTGCATGAAAATGTAAATAATATGATTATAGATTACAATGAGGAAATAGAAGAAAATGAAAGATGTATAAAGAGCTTTATAAAAGAACTAAAAAGTTCTGTAGGTGAAGAGTTTACAGTATTAGAATATGATAATTTTGTACAAGAAAAATATAATTATCTTGTTAATAAAACTGACTCATGGGATTTTTTTATGGAAGGTGAAGTATATAATTATTTAGATTGTGGAAGTTATACATATTCAGGATTAGGTAAAGATTATGATGTTGATATAAATATTGTCTTTGATGTAATAAAAATAAATTCAGAAGAAGATTATAAATCTATAATAAAAATAAAAGACATTGAATTGTTATAATTTACTATATATCTATAATATTTAAATATGAACTAATGATATAATTAAAATTAAAAGATATTAAATTTAATATCTTTTAATTTTAATTGATAAGCGAGGTTTTTTAATGAAAGAAGAATTAAATATAGTACCATTTTTAGCTGAGTCTTTGTCGATAAATAAAAAATGCTATAAACTCATAGATAAATATTATAATGAAAATAAATTAAAATATTCAAGTTTGGCCAAAGATAATATTTTTTATAATTCAAGGATAGCAAGTGAAGGAAGTATAATTCAAGAATATTATTTTAAAAAATCTTTAGGTATTCTATTAGAAAGAGATGAAAAGAAAATAACAAAAATATTTAAGGTTGGTTATACAATTGCTTACAATTATATTATTTCTATCCAAACATTTAAAGCAAGTACCTTTTTAAGAAAACTTATGTTAAAAAATAAAATTGAAAGTTTTTCAGAGGATGAATTAAATGGTAATATGTTAGTTGCAATTTCTTTATGTGGAGCTTTAGGGAAAGAAGTTGACGAATCAGATGAAATATATATAAAAGTAATTAGAAATTTGATTCTAAGAAATGAAAATTATAAACATGAAAAAGTTTTATCTATAGATAGACTAAGTAAAGATGAACAAAAACTCATTAGTAAGATAGAATTAAGATTAAAATCTACATATTTAAAAGAATATATTCCAAGCTCGTATACAATTGGAATTGATGGGAGTATAGGAACTTTTAATTTAGATGCTTTAACAGATTTAGACAGAAACCTTTTAGGATTTGATTATATATATGACCTGGAAGAATTAAGTTTAATTTCAATTGTAGGAAGAGACATATTTAAATCTAAACAAATACAAGAATTAATTTTATGTTACTGTAATTTACAAAAAAATATAGAAGATGAAAATAGCATTAATTATGAGGATTTATTTAAATTTATAATTCCTGCTATAGACATAAGATATTTGGCAAGAGAATATAAAAAAGCTAAACAATTTTTCTTTAATAATTTTGATGAAGAATTAAAAGAATCTATAGAAGAAAAAGACCTTAAATTGGATAGTATTAAAAAAGAAAATTCATTATTGGAGGCAGAAAATGAAAAGTTAAAATCAGAACTAGAATTGTTGCAAAAAGATAAACTTAGATTAGAAAATGAAATCAAAGCACAACTTACATCTAAAGAAGAATTGGTTCAATTAAGAAATTTTATGTTCAACCAGCAACAAGAGCAAGAAGAGAAAGTTTTAATTGATGAAAGTATAAATTTAAAAAATATAAAAGCAATAATATTTGGTGGACATCCAAATTGGATTTTAAAAATGAAAGAAAAATTAACTAACTTTGAATTTATATCAGCAGATACAATTAATTTTAATGTAAACATATTGAATAGTTATGAGTATGTATTTATAAACACTAATTTTATAGGACATGCTATGTACTACAAAATTATAGAAAATTTGAACGAAGATAACAAACTTAGATATATAAATAATATAAATGTAGATAGAGCAATAGAAGCTATTAAAAATGCTATTAAAATTTAAGGAGCGTATTATGATTGATATAGATATAAATAAAAGAATAAAAGAAATAAGGGAAGATATAAATTTATCACAACAAAAATTCGGAGAAAAGCTTGGTGTGAGTAGAGATGTTATAAGTAATATAGAAAATAATAGAGTAGAAGTTAAAACAGTATTTATTACTCATATGTGTGAGGTTTTTAGTGTTAATCAAGTGTGGTTAGAAACTGGTGAGGGGAGGAAGTTTATTGAACAAGAATGTGATATTGTTTTAGGAGAAGTTTTTGCTAATATAACTGTATCTAAAAATGAAAATTTAAATGAATTGATTATAAATATTTCTAAATTAAATGATACATATATAAATAATTTAAATGAGATTGTAAAAGGTCTAATTTAAATAGTGGGAGGTATTATAATTGTCTGATGAAACTATAAGTAAGAGAATTAGAAAGATAAGAAAAAATGCTAATTTATCTCAGCCAGATTTCGGGGGAAAATTAGGTGTCAGCAAAGATGTTATAAGTAATATAGAGTATGATAGGGTTGAACCCAAACCTTTACTTATTAATCATTTATGTAGTGTATTTAATGTTAATAAGGAATGGCTTATAAATGGTACAGGTGATATGTATGTTTCTGTAAAAGAAGATATTTCTTCGATTTTAGGAGAAGTGTTCTATAAGATAGCTAGTTCAAAGGATGAAAATTTAAAAGAACTAATAATTAACATTTCTAAATTAGATGCTACATATATAGCGTCTTTGAATGAGATTGTAAAAAGGTCAATACAGAGGTGATATTAATGTGTGATATAGGCAAGAGAATTAAAATCTTAATAGAAAATGAAAAAATAAAACAAGTTGAGTTTGCAAACAAGATAAAAGTTGACCCATCTTATATATCTAAGTTTCTATCAGATAAATCTAAAGTAATACCTAGCGATAGATTAATAGATGATATTTGTAGTACATTCAATGTTAATAAAGAATGGCTTAAAAATGGAGATGGAGAAATGTACATAGAGAATAAGTGTAATAGGAATATTTCAGAAGCGACTGACTTATTAATGGAACTTTCAATTGAATTTCAAGAATGTGCAATTAATCAAATTAAAGACTTAATAAAATTGCAACATTCATTAAAAAAGTAGGAGAGATTAATGTCTGAAAAAGATGAAATTATAAGATTAAATTTAATAGAATTAAGAAAGATTTTAAAATAAAAAGAGTGATTTATATGAAAAAGTATTTCAAAGAAGAATGGAACTATATTGCTGATGCAGGATATGAAATAGACAACATAGAAAGTACTAAAATAATGGTAAATAATTTTGAAGTAAGCATAAAAATGAGTGAAGATTTTAAACATAAAGGTGACATAGAATATACTTTTAATATCCCATATGACCATGAAATTTTTACAAAAGAGTACAACGAAGTTTTGAATTTAGAACAACCTTGCGATTGCGACCAATTTTGCGATGAACTATCAGACCTTAGAGCAAGGATTGAAGAAGGCATAGAGAAATATTTAAAAGACAATGACAAGTTAAAAGAAATAGAATATTAGATGTAATTGAATTTATTTTAAAAAATTATAAAATTGAATATAAAAATCATAAAGCTGTATTGTTATAATACAGTTTTTTTAATACAAAAATACAGATATATCTTGAATAATATTTTAAAATAGGAGGAAATTAATATGGGTAAAATGGATAAAAAAGAAGCTAAAAAATTTTTAAAGGTTGTAGATATGAATATAGATAAAATAAAGGAAGAAGCTACGAAAATTTATAAAGAATGCTACTTAATAGAAACAACTGATACTATAAGAATTTCTATAAATTTGAAAGGAGTTGTAAAAAGCACAATTTCAAGTTGGCAAGGCTATTCAGATGATATTTTTAATATGAGAGAAATTATTGTCTATGAATTTAGTCAAGGAGAAGTTCAAATTGAAGATCTTTTAGGAGAACTTTGTTTTTTAAATGATTACGAAGAATTTGCTACTTGGTGTGACACTGAAAGCGAAACTTTGAATTGGAATAGTTATGAAAAATTCAACAAAGAAAATTTTGACGAATTAGTCGAGAGAAATATAGAAGATAGTTTACCAGATTTTTTGGAAGAATTGAGCGAAAGTATAGAAAATTGTAAACAAGAATTAAAATCAATGATTGAAATTTAAATGAAAGAGTATTATTATTAATGTATATAGTATCTTTAAGATTAACTACGAGGGATTTAAAATATTTTTTAATTTATTTAGAAATGATATTATAATAAGAATTTTCAGATTAACTACAAGGGATTTAAATGTCAATTTAATTTATAGAGAAATGATATAATGGCAATTTTTTAGATTAACTATAAGGGATTTAAATATCAATTTAATCTATATCTATATGATATAATATCACATTATTTTATATTAACTATGAGGAAATAAAAACAGTGCATTCAGATAAATACACTGTTTTTTTAATGCTAAAATTAGTCATTATGATAACTTAATCCTTCGATTATAAATCCTATATTCGTCGTCATTTCTGCTTCATCACTTTGTAATATTCCTTCTGTAAATTCGCTATCGCTTGATAATGTTATTTTTTTCCTTGCCACCATTTCCAAAATTGTTTGAAATAGTTTAATTTTCATATTCTTATCAAGTCCAGCATATTGCAAATAGTTTGCTACTTCTTGCGAAAATTTAGTTAACTCTGATTTAGTCATTTTTTTAGATAATTCTTTTCCAATGCTTAGATAAACTTTTTTAGATTGTTCAACATCCATTTTTTTCAACCCCTTTTTAGATTATAATTAAATTATATTTTAAAAATGCTAATACTTCAAATATAAATATTTTTGTTTAAGTATAAAACTGATTTCAATAATTCGGATTTTATATTTAATAGATTGTGTTACTTAAAGTTAATAAATAAATTAGAAAGATGTATGGTACTAAAATCTAGTAATAAGTTAAAGTATAACAGCACTTTAGGGTTAATTTTGTAGTAAGTATATAAAGTCAATATACTAAATTACAATAAAATTGCCAAAAAGCCCTCTCCTTTAGGTGTAGGGATGAAAGGTAAGGTCTTAATATAAAAAAAGTTAGAATAATGCTTGTAATCTAATACCACTACTGATACCCTATATTTAGGAGGTGTTAGTTTTTATGTATAAATCTAACGAAAATATAGTTTATGATTGCAAATATCATATTGTATTTTGCCCTAAGTATCGTAAACCTGTTTTAGTTGGCGAAGTTGAAAAGATGTTAAAAGAAATACTACCATATAAAGCAGATGAACTTGGAGCAGAAATAATAGAAATGGAAACTGATAAAGAACATGTGCACTTATTAATATCTTGTGACCCTCAATATGGAATTCATAAAGTAGTAAAAGGTTTAAAAGGCTTTAGTTCGAGAGTATTAAGAGAGAACTTTCCACATTTAAAGTCTAGTATGCCTAGCATGTGGACTAATAGTTATTTCGTAGGAACTGTTGGCTCTGTAAGTTTAGAAGTAGTTAAACAATACATAGACAATCAACCAATTAGGAGTAAGAAAAAATGATAAAAACTCATAGAGTAAAATTAAACCTAACTAGAACACAATTTGAATTAATAAGGGAAAAACAAATGGAGAGTGCTAATTGTTGGAATCATATAGTTAACTTATCTAAAGAATACTATTTTGAACATAAACAATGGATTAAAAAGAATGATATACAAAAGTCAATCAAAGGTAAGTACAATCTTCATAG